TGAGTTATTTTAGATGTTTTAACATCCGTCATTTCACGAATCATTATGTAGATTGCTTTCTTATTAAAATTATCTATGTTGTCTTTGTTTCTACAAAGATATAATATAGACTCAGCAATTTCTCTGTCTTGGTCTTTTGGAAAGAGTCTTTCTATATTTTGGTCAAAATAATCAATAGTCTTTTTAAAGACATCAGATGATGGATTTTTATTTATAACTTCATCATCGTGACCGTGGTCATACAAAACATCTATGTCATCATGTATCTTCATCTTCTTGTAGTTAGCATTATTATTTAAGATAAGATAATTTTTTGCCACTACAGAAAAGTAACTAAATGCTTTACTACCTTTAGTCTCATCAAACTTATGCATGTTCAAGACTAGGTTAGAAACAACCTCTTCTTGTAAGTCTCTAAACCCATAACTAAAATAACTAAACTTAAAAGTATTGATTATATTTTCTGCTAACTTAAGAAATGCTGCGTGTATTTCCTCAGTATAAATTTTATTTCTTTCTGATGGACTATTAGAGTGATTATATCTTATAATAGCATCATGTACTGGTGTACCAAAATAAACCTTACTTTTCTTTCGTCTCTTTTTCATTTTCTTCAACCTCGGTTTCAAATAAATTGTCTAAGTCTTTTCCAAGTTGTTTTACTTCTTCAAA